CGGGGAATACCACCAATGATCCTTTAGGTAATATTTCTTTACACTTTCTAATGTTTGGTTTTTTATCGGGATCTAAATTTCTAAAATCAAATTCTAACTCTCCACCTTTATAGTCTTTAGGATCTGATAAAGTTACAGTTACAGATAATTTTCTTACCTTACCATTAGAGGGATCTTGTGGATTATCTTGTCTAAAATAAGGTTTATCCCAACCATCACAATGCCAATCATAATATTGACCTTTATTATATTTTGTAAATTGACAGGCTTCACTAAAATCCCATTGAAAGTTCCAGCCAGCGCTTTGATTTGCTTGGTGAACATAAGGTTGTATTTCTTTATAAATCCATCTATCACTCATCCAAACAATATCTGAATCTCTTTTCTTTTTTAAATCTTTAACTTGTTTTTGATTTAATTTTTTTGGATCACCACCATAACCACCAGTTACTGCCATTTGATCTTGTAAAGATTTTCCATAACGTACAATGTCATCACAGATACGTTCTGGGATCACTGATTGAAAATACCAATAATAATTTGTAAGATTCATATATATCTTTATAAAATATTTATAACTTAGTTATATATTAAAGTAAAGAGGAATAAAAAGAATTGATCTAGATCAATTATGAAACTGTCAACGTACCAGAAACTGTAAAAGTAGCTAATTTATCTCCACCAGGATGTGTTGCTGTTGAGTTTGTTCCAGGAGCTACTCCAAATGTAACTGTACTTGGACCTCTAACTATTACAATTCCTGATCCACCATTTCCTGATCCACCTGTACCACCTGGTCCATAATTTCCTCCACCTGAACCACCACCTGTATTAGCACCAGCGTTACCGGAATTACCAGGACCAACTCCAGCAGTACCTCCACCAGCTCCTCCTGCTCCAGCACTTGTTCCAGGGTTTCTAGAATCGAAGCCACCACCTCCACCACCAGCATATGTAGTAGCGGGACCTAAAATATCATTAGGTGCTCCTGCACCACCTGGTCCTGCTTGACCACCAGTTGCAGCTGTTCCTTTTACAGTAGCACCACCACCGCCACCGCCACCATTACCACCTGGTGATAATAAAGCTCCCCGTCCTCCAGGATGACCTTGTACTGGATCTGTAGGGGGTCTGTTTCCATTTGCATCAATTTCAGAATAAGATCCAGAATTACAAGTTCCACCACCACCTGAACCTCCTCGACCGTTAGGCATATCAGTTAATTGGTGTACTCCTGCTCCACCTCCTGTAGCAGTAATTGTATCAAATACAGAATCTGTTCCTTGAGATCCTGGTTGTTCACTTGGAGACACTGGATGTGCTGGTCCACCTTTACCTGCACCACCTGCTCCTACTGTAATTGTATAATCTCCTGGTGTTATTTTTGCTACAGATCCTTGTAAAGGAGCGGGTCCATAACCAGAGGCTCTATATCCTCCTGCTCCAGCACCTCCACCTGCTTGAGATCCACCAGAACCTCCACCACCAACTACTAAATAATCTATACTAAGTAAAAACTCTGGCCATGTTCCTGCTCTTTTAGCAGAATATTGGCTTTGTAGTGACCATACACCACTTGCTTTGTCTAATTCTTTTACGACTACTATTCCTGATCCACCAGCTCCGCCATTATTATTAGCGACACCAGCAGCTCTTCCAGCACCTCCACCGCCACCACCAGTATTACAACTTCCTGCTGTTCCACTAGCACCTTTACCACCAGCACCACCACCGCCAGCACCACCAGATCCTGCAGGTTGAGTACTACCAGAAAATGTACCACCTCCTCCACCACCAGCGTATGTTACTGAACTTCCTGTAATTGTATTAGCTGTACCAGCACCACCATCACCACCTCCTGCTGGATTTGTCCCAGCATCACCAGTACCTGTTGCTCCACCACCACCGCCTCCATAATAATGAGGATCGCTAGCATTTACACCTATTCCTCCTGGATTTCCTTGAGGGGGAGTTGTAGGGGGAGTATTTCCACAACCTTTTCCACCAGGGTCGGAAACACCAGTTGAACCACCACCTCCAGATCCTCCTGGATTTCCAGCTTTCTCAGGAGCGGGTTCAGGGGCATCGGCTCCACCACCTGCTCCACCACCTTCAGAAGTATAAGTTGTACATCCAATTACTAATGAAGAATCTGCTCCATCTGATCCAGGATTAGTTGTACCTCCAGGCCCAGGTCCACCAGCACCACCTGCACCAACTGTTGCTGTGTAAGCTGTGCTTCCACTCACACATAAATTTGAAAAACATCTATATCCACCAGCACCACCAGCACCACCTGCTGCGCCATTTGTTCCACCTCCACCACCACCAGCGACCACTAGAGTGTTAATAACTCTAGTTCCTGATTGTGTTGTGATATCTCCTGTAGATGATATAGATGTAACCAGACACTTCCCGAAAGAAGATTTATTCGTCTTTCCGATTATTCCACCATTTGATGAGGCTGAAGGGCTAGCCATATGAGTCTCCTTATGCGGATACCCAAGCTAGAGCTGATGCATCCCAATTATATTTATTATCTGTGTTATCAAAATCTGTTGCAGTCCATCTTAGATTAGGTTCGTCCCAACTAATAACCTTATCGGTAGTATCAGTTGGATATGTAACTGGCGCTTGCCAATCATCATTTCCATCTAAAGACCAAGATTGATATGGTTGTGGTCCTAAAAATTTATCTTTTGATGAATCATAAACATATCCGTTACCGCAATATTGTTTTCTAAAATTATGATTATAAGAAGTTTGTTTCCAGCTTCCACCTTTAAAGAAATTTGCACACCATGTTTCTCCATCAACATGCATGTCATTATCTCCAAGAGTTCCACCTCCTGCAGCAATATCGTTTCCTACAACAACTACTCTTTGTACCACTTGATGTGTATCTGACGTAAACCCTGTCGGATCTATCATTGATTTAAGTTCTGCGAAATGTGCCATATTTTTACTCCTTAAAAGTATATTTATAATTTAATTTTATTAAACTGTCAACGTTCCAGATACAGTAAAAGTAGCTACTTTACATCCACCAGCAGGGCCCGGTAATGTTGCAACACTATTAGTTCCTGGTGCTACTGATACGTTTGTACTTCCTGGTGCACGTACTATTATAACTCCTGAACCTCCGGCTGCTCCGGCTCCTACCACTGATCCTGGGCCTACAGCAGCGCCACCACCTCCACCACCAGTATTAGCAGTTCCAGCTGTTCCACTAACTACAGGGGCTGCTCCACCATTTCCACCAGCTCCACCACCTCCAGCACCTCCAGCACCACCAGTTCCTTGAGTATTAGAATAAGATCCTGTTCCACCTCCACCACCACCAGCATAAGTTACTGGAGAATTTGTAATTGAATTAGCTTTTCCTGCTCCACCTGCGCCACCTTGAGTAGCACTTGGATTAGGTGATCCTGCAGCATTGGCTCCACCACCACCTCCGGAAGAATATCCATCTGGTGGATTTTGTGATCCTGAAGCGTTTCCACCTGGATTACCTTGAGGACCTCCTAAAGCTGTAGGTGCAGGGGGAGTATTTCCAGCTCCTCCACAAGTAGGGAATCTACCTTCTCCACCACCACCTGAACCACCGGCATAGCCATCTTCATTATCTTTAAAACCACCTTTTCCACCACCTGCTGATGTTATTGTTGAAAAAGTTGAAGCTACCCCATTAGTTCCTTGACACTGCTCTGGTGCAAGGGTAGGGGTACCTGCTCCGCCAGCACCAATTGTAACGTCATAAGTACCGCCGTTTATTGTTAATTTTGAAGCGCAAGAATTGCAGTAAGAAGTTCTATAACCCCCTGCTCCACCTCCACCACCTCTTTGTTGTCCACCGCCACCACCACCAGCGACTACTAAATAATCTACATCGACTGTTCTATATACCCAGTCACCTTGTTTAACTTGACAATAAACTGTATTCATTTGCCAAACACCTGACGCTTTTGATCCACATGGTTGTTGACATTTTTCTCCAACGATTACTAAACCTGAACCACCTGTTCCACCAACATATGGTGAACTACTTCCACCAGCTCCACCACCGGCAGTGTTTGCTTTACCAGGTCTATATGGTGAATCAGGACCTGGTGCTGGATTTCCTCCACCTCCAGTTCCTCCGGTTCTATTATCATTTCCACCGCCGCCACCGCCGCCGCCAGCATAAATTCCTACTCCTCCTAAAACTCCTCTTGGAGAACAAGCTGAACAAGGAAAAGTAAATGAAGGAGGTGCATTAAAAAAAGGTGTCACATCAGTACCAGCTCCACCATCTCCACCAGTACAACATGGACTATAAGGAGCAGGAATAGGTTCTCCTGCTGCACCATGACCACCACCTGAAGCACCCGCACCACCTGTGTACGTAGAACCACCAGGATTTCCTTGTGGACCACCTAAAGGTGCAGGAATAGCAGGAGTA